TACATACTAAAGAAGGTGATTTTGAACGTGAATTTATTTTGAGAGAGATTAATAGACTATGGAAATAATTGTACCAGCAGCTGGTCTGTCTACCAGATTCCCAGACATGAAACCAAAATACCTCTTGTATGATTACAAGGGTGATATGATGTTGATGAATGCTTTGCGTTCTTACAGACAGCGTGGTTATCGTATTCACATCGGTATCCTAAAAGAACACCAAGACAAATATGATGTGATTAAACAAATCCAACATGAATGGATGGACAACATCAAATATGTAATTCTAGATAAACCAACCCGTGGTCCAGCAGATACAGTATATCAAATCATTCAACAATCTGGGTTACATACATCTGAAATCTTCATCAAAGACTGTGACAGTTATTTTGAACATGACTTTACAGAAGGCAATTATGTTTGTGTATCTAATGTGTCACAACATGAGGTGTTGAAGAAACTTTCATCTAAATCTTTTACGATTGCAAATAACAACGGTATCATTTACGATATTGTAGAGAAAGAGGTCGTTTCTAATACATTCTGTGTTGGTGGTTATAAGTTCTCGTCAGCAATGTTGTACAAACAAGCATTTGAATCTCTTACTACCGAAAGAGAAGTGTTTGTTTCTGATGTTATTGGTCGTTGCATAAACGATTCACACATATTCACCGAGAAACATGTAACCAACTATGTTGATGTTGGTACTGCACAAGATTGGTTTGAACATAACGATAAGCCTGTTATCTTCTGTGATATTGATGGTACTATCATTCAAGCACAATCTAGATTAGACTTAGAGGCCAAGAAACCTGTTGTTCCACTACAAAACAATATCAAACGATTGTTGGAATGGCAGACCAAAGGTGCTCAATTCATTTTCACTACAGCAAGAGAACCACAATACAGAGCAGAGACTCGTCAAATGTTGTATGAACTGGGTTTTATGAGTTTCACCTTGATTGAAGGTTTACAAAACTCAAGACGCATCTTAATCAATGACTACAACAATGCAAATCCATATCCACGAGCTGAGGCAATCAATATCAAACGGGATTCGGATAACCTAAGTGACTTCCTATGATACCAGATAAAAACCTATTCATCGTAACTTCCGCACTCAAACCAACAATGGGTGCATTTAGTGATGACCAAAGGTTTTCACAAACTATTGCCACATTAAAATCGTTAAGAGAAAAAGTACCAGAAGCAATTATTGTTTTTTCGGATGTATCTGTTAGACCCGTTACAGACCTGGAAAAAGAGGCGATTGCTTCATTGTGTAACTTTTATATTGATATGTCAAATGAACCGAATGTCAGGTTCTGTGCAGTTAATGGATTGAAAAGTCATGGTGAAAACTGTTTGATGTTTTCCACACTTCAAGCATTAAAACAAAACAACTTGTTGAATGATGTTAAAAGAATCTTCAAATTCTCGGCTAGGTCTGAACTTGAAGATGGTTTCGATATTTCACATTATGATAATTTATTTGGTAAATTTGTGTTTAAGAAACGCATCGTGTCTTGGCACAATCCAGATACGCATCTGTTTATAACCAGAATGTTCTCCTTTTGTACTTCATTACTAGACACATATCTTATGGTTATACAAGAAAACCTAAAAGATTTGTCAAATAATGTTGTGCCGGATACCGAACATGGCCATTTCGTAAACATTCCCGAGAAATACCTGGTCGAGTTTGACAGGTTATATTGTTGGGGTTGGTTGGCCGGAAATGGTCAAATCGAACATTATTGAAGTGTATATATCGAATCCAACATTTGCCGGATTAGACCGGTTGTGTTATAATCTGTTATAAATAACCTTACGGCAACCAAAGTGTGTTGCATATCTAAAGGTAAATTCATTAATGTTAACTTTCAAGACTTTCTTAAAAGAGCAAGCTGAGGACGAAGGTGCCAGCCGTCAGATTAAACATTTGACGCACGTGGAAGACCGTCCCTTGCAAAATGGTGAAAAGGGTGCAAAGCACGCAATCAAGTCACTAAAGGCCGCTGCCGAACACATCAAGGCAGGTAAAAAGACTTCCGAATTGACAACCAAATATGACGGTTCTCCAGCAATCGTTTATGGCCACCACCCAGAAAATGGTAAGTTCTTTGTTGCTTCAAAATCAGCATTCAACAAGACACCTAAGATAAACTACACACCAAAAGACATTGAGAAGAACCATGGCCACGCACCAGGTCTTGTCAAAAAATTAAAAGACGCACTACAACACCTACCCAAGGTTGCACCAAAACAAGGTGTTTACCAAGGTGATATGATGTTCTCAAAAGAGGACAAACAAAAGTCAAAAGATGGTGGAACGTCTTTCCATCCAAATCCATCTGGTCTAACCTACACCGCACACGGAACACACAAGACCGCAGTTGACAAGGCCAAAATTGGTGTTGTTACACACCTTTCCTATCAAGGAAAGAATGCTGCAAGTCTAAATGCAAACCATGAAGTAGACCACGAAAACTTCGGTAAACACTCGGATGTATTCTCAGTTGATCCTAGAATGGACACATCCAAGGTACATTTCAGTCCAGAAGAACAAAAGGCATTCGACAAACATATCAAAATGGCACAGTCTGTGCATGACACGCACGAAAATGATATGTACGCAGGTACTTCCACACACCATGGTGTTGGTGGTGCCTTAGAAACTTACATGAACCACACAGTCAGAACTGGTGAAGAAGCCAATCACACAAACTTCAAAAACTGGTTAGAAACCAAGAAAAACAAAGAGATTGACAAACTCAAAGTTGAAAAGAATCGTAAGTCTAAACAAACAGAGTTAAAAGGTGAACTAGATAAGATTGAACGTAATAAGAAACATTACAACAATCTATTTAAGATGCACGGACACCTACAAAAAGCAAAAGACACATTGATTAATGTTATGAATCAACACCAAGAATTTCAACATGAACACGGTGGTGAGGCTGCAAATCCAGAAGGATATGTATTCCACCATGGTAAAGAATCTGACAAGTTTGTTAACCGTCAAGAATTCTCACGCAGAAACTTTGCTGGAATCAGGAATATATGAAGAAGTTTTTAGAAAAAATCAACGAAGATTCGGCAACCCACAAACCGGTTGTCATGGCTTTTGGCCGCATGAATCCTCCAACTATCGGTCACGAAAAATTGGTCGACAAAGTTAAACAAGTTGCTAAAGATTATAACGCAACACACCATGTGATTATATCACACTCTGTTGATGCCAAAAAGAATCCACTAGAGGCCGCTGCCAAACTCAAACACGCAAAACGCTTCTTTCCTAATACAAACATATCCACATCTTCTAAAGAAAAACCAACTTTTCTACAACATGCAGCTGCATTAAATCAAGCAGGCCACGACCACTTAATTATGGTTGCAGGTTCAGACCGCATTCCAGAATATGAGAAAAAGTTGAATCAATACAATGGTGTGGGTCCAGGAAAACTATACAATTTCAAAAAAATTGATGTTAAGTCTGCCGGTCACCGTGATCCTGATGCCGAAGGTGCAGAGGGTATGTCCGCTTCTAAAATGCGTGAACATGCAACCAACAATAACTTTGGCGAATTCAAACAGGGTATTCCATCGCATGTACCAGAGAAGCACGCTCGTGAATTGTTCCGTGATGTGCGTAGAGGTATGGGATTGAACGAAAACTACAATCGTGGTTTGTTCCGTGCAATCTTTGTGACAGGTGGACCAGGTTCTGGTAAAGATGTTATCATCCGTGAAGCCATCAACGAACAGAAGGCAGTAGAATTGAATTCTGTACAGGCATATCAATATCTGATGGACAAGAAACAACTGTCCGAAAAATCAAATGACTTCCGTAGAGAAGCGATTCGCAACCGTGGTCCGTTGATTATTAATGGTCCTGCGGATGACCATACTCGTTTGATTACAATTAAAGAAGAACTGGAAGAACTTGGTTACAGCACAGCAATGGTGTTTGTTGACACCACAAACGAAGCAAGTCAGTCCAGAAATGAAAAATTGACAAAGATGATTGCCGAAACTGTAAGGCAAGAAAAATGGGAACTTGCACAAACTTGCAAGGAAGCCTATCGTCAAAACTTCAACAAATTCATCACCTTCAACAATAGTTCTTCTTACGATGCTATTGAGGAAGACATTACCGAAACATACCAAAAGTTGAGTTGGTTCATGGATGAAAAGGTGTATGACGAAACGGCATACATATGGTTAGAAAGTCACGGTAAGCTAAATACCAATGATTCGATTACAGTTCTTTATGAGGAAGATAAACATGTTAAAAAAGATTCTAGATTTATTCAGAAGCTCAGAGAAGCAAAGTCTGCCAGCCGACTTAGTAAAACTGGAGCAAGAGCAGAAGGTCCAACAGATATCCCAGCAGACAATCGTGCAGGAGACTCCAACGCCGACAGTATCAAGTGGGACGGAAACAAAAAGCGAGGAAGTTACATCTTTAGAACCTACACCGAAGAAAAAGAGAAGAACTTCAACAAAGACAAAGAAAGCGTAAAGAAGAAAAGATTTACGGATGCACCGACTGTTAACCAGAGATTGAGAAATGTCTCTGGTATCGGTCAAGAATTTGATACACGCCAACAGGGAACAGTATACCCAATGTCAGGATTAGGCGATGTAACATACAGAGAAGAATTTAGATTCAGTTCGTTTAGAAATAAATTAAAAGAATCTCATAATGATCCATCAGATTCAGAAATGGGTGTTGGTGGTGTCTTGAATGGGGCCACAAATAAAGAACCGATGGAAAACCCAAAAGACAAACTAGGTTATACCAACATCAAAAATAAGAAGAAAAACGGAGATGCCAAATGATTAATTTCAATAAAAAAGATTCTGTAGCCAGCGCAGTTGATTCCATTCTGAAAAAAGAAGAAGTGGAACAACTTGACGAATTGAAGAAGTCAACACTAGGTTCATACATTAAGAGAGCATCTAAAGATACAGCCGTTCACGGTTTCGCTACTGGTGATTCTATTGCACATAAGAATTGGTCAACTGGTGCAAAAGCCAGTGATATGGCTGCTAAACGCATCAAAGGTATTTCAAAGGCAACTGACCGTTTGGCCAAAGAAGAAGTTGAACAGATTGATGAGGGTATGCAACAAATTCTTAGAAAAGTTGTTCCTGGTTATGCAAAAAAACAAATAAACGATAAAATGGATGCTGGAAAATTCGGTAAAACAGATGCCGACAAAGACGCAAATTACCATCGTTATAAAAAAGTCATGGATAAAGTAAAGAAAGAAGAAGTTGAAACAGTTGATGAAGCACTAAAAGGCAATCAACACAAGATTGACAAAAACAAAAACAATAAGATTGATGCACAAGACTTCAAAATCTTGCGTGGAAAAAAGTCACTGAAAAAAT